AGGGGGTGCTGAACCTGCTCCCCACCGTGCCGCTCGGCGGGCCGGCCACGGTCGCCAACCGCGACCTCCGCTCGATGCGCTCCTTCACCGTGCCCTGGATCCCGCACGACGACGTCATCACCCCCCAGGACATCCAGGGCGTGCGCGGCTTCGGTGTCGCCGACGCGGCCGATCCGCTCGCCACCGTGATGGAGCGGAAGCTCACGCGGATGCGCGTAAAGCACGCCCAGACCCGCGAGTACATGGAGGTCAACGCGCTCCGCGGCGTGGTGAAGGACGGCGCCGGGGTGACGCTCTACAACTACTTCACCGAGTTCGGGCTGACCCAGCTCGCGGTGGACTTCCTGCTCGGCACCGCGACGACCAGCGTGCAGGCCAAGGTGCGGACCCTGCTGCGCCTGGTCGAGGAGGAGCTGAAGGGCGAGACCATGACCGGGGTGCACGCGCTGGTCAGCCCGGAGTTCTTCGACAAGCTGATCGGCCACGCCAAGGTCGAGGAGGCCTACAAGTACTACGCCTCGACGGGGGCGCAGCCGCTGCGGGAGGACACGCGCCGGCGCTTCCCGTTCTCGGGCGTGGTGTTCGAGGAGTACAACGCCACCGTGACGCTCTCGACGGGCGGCACCGAGAAGCTCGTTCCGGCGGGCGAGGGGATCGCGTTCCCGCTCGGCACGCTCGACACCTTCGTCACCTATGGCGCACCGGCGAACCTGATCGAGACCGTGAACACGGTGGGCTTGCCGATCTATGCGCGCCAGCTGCCGCGGCGCGACGGCTCGGGGATCGACGTCAAGACCGAGGCCTCGATCCTGCCGATCAACAAGCGCCCGCGCCTCGCCGTGCGGATCTTCTCCTCGAACTGAGGTGGACGTCTTCGCCGCGGCGCTCGGCGATCTCCTCGCCGACCCGCACGTCGGGGTGGATGCCGAGTGGCGGCAGGGCGGTGCCGGGTCGCCGGTATCCGTGCGCGTGGTGCGGTCGTCGCCCGACCGGGTGGCGGCCGCCTTCGACGCCGCCGTGATCCAGGCGACCGACGTGCTGACCGTCGCGGTGGCCGATCTCCCCGACCTCGCCCCGGGCGACGGCTTCACCCTCGGATCTGACGTCCTGACCGTCACGCATGCCGAGCGCGACGCCATCGGCGTGGCGTGGCGCGTCTACTGCCGGAGAGAGCCATGAGCCCTGTCCTGCATCGATCCTGCGCGCTCGCGGTCGCCCTGGCGCTCCTGGGCGGCTGCGCGCCGGAGGTGTGGGACGCGCTGTTCCCGCGCGACCTCTGTGCGGAGATCCGGCCGATCCTGGCAAGCCCGCGCGACACCGCCGATACGCTCCGCCAGGTCGCTGCACAGACCGCGCTCATCCGCGAGGTCTGCGCCCGATGACCGAGACCAACATCGCCCTGCTCAGCCGTGTGGTGGAGAGCAGTCCGGTCATCGTGCTGGTCTGTTTCTTCTTCATCGGCCTGCTGTTGCGCTGGCACTACCGGATGGAGGAGCGTCTCAAGCAGAAGGACGATCAGATCATGGCGCTTCAGCGCGAGACGTTGCAGGCCATGCACGACGTCCGCGATGCGGTGCGTGACCTGACGGGTGCCATCCGGTCTGCACGCTGATGCGTCTCGCTGCCACGCTCGGCGCCAGCCTCGCGAGGATCCTCGAACAGGAGGCGCGCGCGGGCGAGCGCGCGGTGACGCGCGGCGTGCGGGCGGAGACCGAGCGGCTGAAGACCGAGCTGCGCCAGCAGGTGGTCTCGGCGTTCGGCGCACGCGGCCGCGGCATCGCCAATGCCTGGCGCGCGCGCATGTTCCCGCAGTCGGGCGAGAGCCTGGGTGCCGCCGGGATCGTCTGGACCAAGGTGCCGAGCATCATCGACGCGTTCGAGCGCGGCGCGACGATCCGCGCCCGCGGCGGCCGGTTCCTCGCGATCCCGACCGGCTTCAACGCGCCGCAGGGCCGCCGCGGGCGCAGCATGCGCGTCACGCCGCAGCAGATGGTGGCGAGCCGGCAGGCGTTCCTGCGGCCGTTCAAGTCTGGCCGCGGCTTCGTCTGGTGCCTGCCCGTGCGCCAGGGTGAGCGCGTCGGGCGGAAGCGGGCACCGCTGATCGCCGGCGGGCTCGCCGCGGTGGCGACCGCGCGGCGCAGAGGGGCGGCCGGATGGCAGGCGGAACTGCTGCGCCAGGGCTTGGTGCCGATGTTCCTGCTGGTGCCGCAGGTGCAGCTCGCCAAACGGCTCGACGTGCGCGGCGCCGGCCACCGCGCGCTCGCGCGCCTGCCGGCCGCGATCGTGCGGGAGTGGGAGGCGATCGCGCGATGAGTGACAGGTTCTCCCCGCGCTTCTGCCTCGGGATCCTGGTCGGCGGCGTCGTGCTCAGCTGGCTGGCCGCCTTCGTCGCGCTCGCGCTCATCCATGTGCTCGGACGCTGGGCCGCCGAGCTGCTCGGATGGGTGTGAGCAGCCGCGAGGCGGCGATCGCCGCGCTGCATGCTGCGATCACCGCGGCGCTCGCGGCGCGCTCGCCGGAGCCGCAGGTGCTGCGCGGCGAGACCGTGCCGCAGCGCATCGCCGCCGGCGGGCTGGTGATGATCCAGGACGGCGAGACGGTCGAGGAGACCGCGATCCTCTCACCGCTCTGCTGGCAGGTGCGCCACGTCGCCGAGGTCGTCGTTGTCGCCCCTGGCGTGACTCCGGAAGCCCGCGCCGCCGCGCTCGACGCACTGCTGGTCGATGTTGCCGAAGCAATCGTCGCCGACCGCACCCTCGGCGGCGCGGTCGAGTGGGCGCAGCCCGAAAGCCCGACCTTCGACGACATAGACACCGACGCCGCCGCATCCGCGCGCGCCGCGTCGGTTCCGGTCTCGCTCTGGTTCACCGCGGCGGCGACGCCGCTCTCCTGATCCTCGCCACCACGATCGGAGGTTCCCATGGCCCGCGCGATCGGCGCGAACAGCAAGCTGCACATGGCGGTCGAGACGACCTACGGCACGCCCCCGGGAGGGAACTGGCGGCTGATGCCGTTCGTCTCCTGTGATCTCGGCGCCGAGCAGCCCTTCATCGACGCCGACGTGATCGGCCTCGCCGCGAACCGCGACGTCGCCCCGCCGTTCCGCGACATCGTCACCGTGCAGGGCCAGGCGGTGGTGCCGGTCGATCTGGAGTTCATCGGCGACTGGCTGCGGCTGCTGCTGGGGGCGCCCACCACGACCGGCACGTCGCCGGACTTCATCCACACCTTCGCTTCGGGCGTGGCGACGCTGCCCTCGAACAGCATCGAGCTCGCCTATCCCGACGTGCCCAACTACGACGTGATCGCCGGCGTGCGCGCGGACACGTGGGAGATCGACTTCTCGCCGTCCGGTGCCGCCACCGCCACCTTCGGCCTGATCGGCCAGGGCTCGACCCGCTCGGGCACGAGCTCGGCCGGGACGCCGACGACGCGCGCCTACACGGCCTTCAACAAGGCGCAGGGCATCATCCGCCGCAATGGCTCCCCACTCGGGCAGATCACCGGCGGCCAGGTGACATTCTCCAACGGCATCGAGGTCGTCCGCACGATCCGGAACGACCTCAAGATCGAGGGCGCGGATCCCGGGCTGTCGCGCGCGACCGGGCAGGTCACGAGCCGGTTCGCCGACACGCTGCTGCTGGACGACGCGCTGAACAATGCGGCCATTGAGCTCGAATTCGAGTACCGCATCAGCGCGGCGCGGCGGCTGACGATCACCCTCCACGAGGCCTTCCTTTCGCTTGCGAAGACACCCATCCAGGGGCCGCAGGGCATCGAAGCGGCCTTCGACGTCCGCGCAGCCTTCGATGGCGGCGCGGGACGCATGATGACCGTGACGCTGCGCAACGGCGTCTCGACCTACACCTGATGTTCCGGCTCACGCACAAGCCGCGCTGGATCGACCTCCCACACGGTGTGCGGCTGCTGGTCTCGCCGCTGACGACCGTCATGGTCGCGGCGGCGCAGGCGCAGGCGCGCCGGCGCGCGCTCGACGTCATCCGCCGCGAGGATGCGCCCGAGGACGACACCCTCCGGCGCGGGCTCGCGCTGATGCTCACCATTCAGGCGCTCGGCCGTGAATGCATCCGTGCGTGGGACGGCGTCGTCGATGAGGACGGCGCCGCCGTGCCGTGCACGCCGGAGGCGATCGACGCGCTGCTGAGCCACGAGGACATGGCCTTCGCCTTCTTTGACGCCGTGATGCAGCCGATCCGCGCGACGGAGGCGGAGGGAAACGCCTCACGGCCCGCGCCGGATGGCACTTCGGCGGCGGGCCGGAGTACTGCCGAGGGTGCGCCGCCACCGGCCGAGACTGCGGCCTGACCTGCCCCTACGCCGAGCACGCGCCGGAAAGCGTTGACGGCGCCGCGTGCTGGCGCGCGGCGATGGTGTGCCTGACCGCCGACATGGCCGGGGTGCGGCTGGACATGCCCGCGGCATTGGCGATGGCGCAAGCCTTCGGCGCGGCGCCGGACGCGGCGGCAGAGCTGCTCGCGGCGATCGCGGCCGGCATAGCGGAAGCGGCCGCGAAGCGAGCAAAGGAACGGCCTGAATGACCGACGCGGCACGGCGCTTCCTGATCCGACTGTCGGTGGACGGGGCGCAGCAGGTGCGCGGCGAGCTCGCGCAACTCGGCGAGCAGGGCGACCGCGCCTTCCAGCGCATAGTCTCCGGCGCGCAGGGCGCGTCGCGGGCGCTCTCGCTGCTCGGCCCGGCCATCTCGGCGCTGTCGGTCGGCGCGCTCGCCAATTTCGTCCGCCGCGCGGTGGACGCGGTGGGCGGGCTGGGCGAGCTCGCGGATCAGGTCGGCGTGTCCACCGATGCGTTGCAGGCGTACCGCTTCGCCGCAACGGAGGTGGGCCTTCGCAACGAGGACCTTGATCGCGGGCTGGCAGCGTTGACGCGCCGCATCGCCGATGCGGCGACTAGCGGAGGCGAAGCCGAAACCGCTTTCCGCCGCATCGGCGTAGCGTTCCTCGACGCTTCCGGCAACGCACGCGCGACCGAGGGCGTGCTCGCGGACATTGCCGACCGGATCGCCGGCATCGAGAACCCGGCCGAGCGCGCGCGGATCGCCACAGAAATCTTCGGCGACCGGCTCGGGCAGCGCCTCATTCCTTTCCTCGCGGGCGGCCGCGAAGGCCTGGAACGCCTCACCGCCGAAGCGCTGCGCTTCGGGCAGATCGCCGATGCCGACCTGATCGTCGCTGCCGACCGGGCGTCCGACCGGATTGCCAAGCTGAACGAAACGTTCGGTCGGCTGGCGACGAATCTGTTCGCCCGGGTCGCGCCGGCGCTGGAGGCGGCCGCGGCCAACATCGAGCGGGTTGCGTTCGGCCCGACACTCGCGCAGCGCCGCGCGGAGATCGAGCAGCAGATCGCGGTGATCGAGCAGTTCGAACGCGATCTGCGGATCACGCCAGAGGTGATGCGCGCGCTCGGCGGCGGCATCCAGACGACGCCGACGCGCCAGCGCATCGCCGAATTGCGCCAGGAACTGGCGCAGCTTGAGCAGGAATCCTCACGGTTTCAGGAGCGCGCTCGGGAGATCGTCGAGGGGCGCACCCGTGCCGGCGGCGGCGAGGCGGAGCTGCGCCGCCAGCGCGCGGCGGAGGACATTGCCGGGCTTCGGGAGACATTCGACCAGCGGTTGCGGATCGAGCGCGAGTACCAGGAGCGGCTGGACCGCATCCGCCGCGCGGCCGAGGCCGGCGCGGTCGCGCCAGAGGAGCGGCAGCGTCTCGAGACCGATGCGCTGCGCGCCCGCGACGAAGCGCTCACGCGGCTCACGCGCACCACCACCACGGCGGTCGGCGCAGAGGAGCGGCGGATCGACGCGCTGCGCCGGCAGGTCGAACTCGCCGGGCTGGTGGACGAGCGCGAGCGCTTCGTCGCCGAGCGGGTGGCGGGCGTCAGTGGAGTCCAACGCGCCGAGGCCGAACGTCTCGCCAATGCGCTGTTCGAGCTTCAGGAGGCGCGGCGGGCCGAGAACAGCGCGCTTCAGGAGGCGGGGCGGCTCTACGAGGAGACGCGCACGCCCCTGGAACACTACGTCGCCGCACTGGAACGGCTGGGCGAGTTGCGTCCGGTGCTCGAAAGCCGCTTCGGCGCGACGGAGGCCGACGCGATCATCGGCCGGCGCGCGCAGTCTCTGCTCGACGAGCTCAACCGCGCGGAGCAGGCGGTCGGCCAGGTCGACGACGTGGCGCGCCAGCTCGGGCTCACCTTCGAGAGCGCGTTCGAAGGGGCGATCGTGCGCGGGCGGAGCTTCTCGGACGTGCTGAAGGGGATCGAGCAGGATCTGCTGCGGCTCGGCACCCGCAAGCTGGTCACCGAGCCGCTGCTGGCGCTGTTCAACTCGGCACTCGGCGGGATCGGCGGGGGCGGCGGAATCGGCGGCATCGTCTCCGGCCTCGGCTCGTTCCTGGCCGGGCTGTTCCACGAGGGCGGCGAGGTCGGCCGCGCGGCCGTGCCGCGCCGCCGCGTCCCCGCGCTCGCCTTCGCCGGCGCGCCGCGGCTGCACAACGGCTGGTTCCGGCCGGACGAGTTCCCGGCGATCCTTCAGCGCGGCGAGGTGGTGGTGCCGAAGCGCGACGCGCAGCGCGGCTTCGGGCCGGCGAACGTCGTGATCAACATCACCACCCCCGATGCCGAGAGCTTCCGCGCCTCGCAGGGCCAGATCGCGGCGGCGATGGCGCGCTCGCTTCAGCGGGCGCAGCGGAGCCTCTGATGGCGTTCCACGACGTGCGCTTCCCGGACAAGATCGCGCTCGGCGCGACCGGCGGGCCGCTGTGGTCCACCAACGTTGTCACCACGGCCGGCGGGCACGAGCGGCGCAACCAGAACTGGGCCGCGTCCCGTGGCCGCTGGAACGTCGGCAGCGGATTGAAGACCCGCGTCGACCTTGAGACGCTGATCGCGTTCTTCCGCGCCCGCCGCGGCCGCGCCTTCGCGTTCCGCTTCAAGGACTGGTCGGATTTCGCGATGCCGCGCCAGCAGATCGGCACAACCGATGGTAGCACCGCGACGTTCCAGATCGCCAAGACCTACACGTCCGGCCCCTCCTCGCAGGTGCGGGCAATCCAGCTCCCGGTCGCCGGCACGGTGCGCTGCTGGGTGGACGGGACCGAGCGCACGCTCGGCGGCGGCGTCCTGCAGTTCCAGGTGAACACCGTCACCGGCGTGATCACGCTGGGCACCGGGCTGCGGTCGCCCGCCGGCATGCCGGTCGAGGCCTCCTGCGAGTTCGACGTCCCGGCGCGCTTCGATGCCGACGAGCTCGGGCTGACGCTTGAGAACTTCTTCCAGGGCCAATGGCCGGATATCACCGTCATCGAGGTGCGACTGTGAAGACGGTTTCCTCCGCGCTGGCGGCGCATCTGGGCGAGCGGCTGACCACCCTCGCCACGTGCTGGCGCGTCGCACGCCGCGACGGGGCGGTGTTCGGCTTCACGGACCATGACCGGGACCTGGTCTTCGAGAGCGTGACCTATCGCGCGCAGACCGGGTATCAGCGCAGCGCGGTCGCGTCGCGTGCGGACCTCTCGGTTGACGACACCGAAGTGCTCGGCATCCTCGATGCGGCGGAGATCGACGCGCCGTCGCTGCGCGCGGGCATCTGGGACGGCGCCGAGGTGCGCATCTTCCTGGTCAACTGGGCCGATCTCAGCCAGGGCGCGCTGCGGCTTCGCCGCGGCCGGCTGGGCGAGGCGATCGCGCGCGACGACGGCACGTTCCGCGCCGAGCTCCGCGGCCTCGCGCAGGCGCTCAACGTGACCGTGGGCGAGCTCTACACACCCGAGTGCCGCGCCGATCTCGGCGACGCGCGCTGCCGGGTGCCGATCCGGCCGCCGCTGCGGGCGGACAGCACCGCCTACGCGCTCGGGCAGTTCGTCCGGGTCGAGACGGACACCAGCGCCACCGGCACGTATCGCGAGCAGGAACGCATCTACGAGTGCACGGTCGCCGGCACCAGCGCCGCATCGCCGCCGACGTTCAACACCACCATCGGCAACACCACCACGGACGGCAGCGTGACCTGGACCGCTCGGCTCGCCTGGACGCTGCCGGCGACCGTCGCCTCCGCGCCCGACCTTCAGACGATCGTGATCCAGAACACCGGCGAGGCGCCGACCAAGCCGGACGGCTGGTTCGAGGCCGGCGTTGCGATCTTCGAGACCGGCCTCAACGCGGGCGTCGCGCGCGACGTGCTCGGCTGGGTGCAGGCCACGCGGACGCTGACGCTGTTCCTGCCGCTGCCGTTCCCCGCGACCGCCGGCGACGTGCTGCGCATCCAGCCCGGCTGCGACAAGCGGCTCGCCACCTGCCGTGACCGCTTCGGCAACCGGCTCAACTTCCGCGGCGAGCCGTGGGTGCCCGGCGACAAGGGCGTCGTCGAGACGGGGGTCGCGTGAGGCTCGACGAGGCGGCGCGCGCCTGGCTTGGCGTGCCGTGGCGGCATCTCGGCCGGTCGCGCGAGGGGCTCGACTGCATCGGGCTCGTGCTGGTCGCTGCGCGCGCCTGCGGCATCGAGGCGGACGACCCGGCGCCCTATGCGCGCGAGCCGTCGTCGCAGCGGCTGCGCGAGGAGATCGCCGCGGCGCTCGATCCCGTGCCGATCGCGGAAGCGCGGCCGGGCGACGTGCTCGTCTTCAACCTCGGCCTCTATGCCGGGCACATCGGCATCCGCGCCCACCATCCCGGCTACCGCGTGCCGAGCGTGATCCACGCCTACGCGCCGCGTCGGCGGGTCGTGGAAGAGCCGCTGGCCTCGCTCGATGCGGGAACCCTGACCGGCGCCTATCGCGTGAGGATCGCCTGACATGGCCGTCCTCGCGCTTGCCGCCGGCGGGGCGGCACTCGGCGGCGCGATCGGCGGCGCGCTCGGCGCGGCCAGCCTGGGCGTCTCGGTCGGCTGGGCGCTCGGCGGCCTGGCCGGCAACCTGCTGTTCGGGCCGAAGCCGCCGCCGATCACCGGCCCGCGGCTCGGCGACCTCTCCGTCCAGACCAGCACCTACGGCGCTGCCATCCCGCTCGTCTTCGGCACCGCCCGCGTCGCCGGCAACATCATCTGGTCCTCCGGCATCCGCGAGCAGTCGAACACGCGCCGCGTCCGCGCCGGCAAGGGCGGGCGGCGCCAGACCGTCACGACCTACTCCTACTTCGCCTCCTGGGCGTCTGCGCTGTGCGCCGGGCCGATGACCGCGGTGCTGCGTCTGTGGATGGACGACAAGCTTGTCTACGACGCCTCCGGCGGCTCGCTCCAACTGCAGGTGCCCGGGCTGCGCTGGCGGTTCTACCCGGGCGACGAGACGCAGCTTCCGGACCCGTTGATCGAGGCGAACGTGGGCGCGGCCAACGCGGTTGCGCATCGTGGGCTCTGCTACCTCGTGTTCGAGGACGTGCCGCTCGACGCCTTCGGCAACCGCATCCCGTCGGTCAGCGCGGAGGTGGTCGCGTCCGGCAATCAGTCGGCGATCGAGGATGCCGCGGCGCTGCCGTCGTCGCCGGCCTATTCCGGGACACTCTACGCGGCAGACTTCGAGCGCGGCACGGTTCTGCTCATAGCCGGGGAGCCGGCCGACACGACCCGGGACTTCGTCGTGGCAGTCAACACGCTGACCATGGAGGCGCGCCGGGCCTTCGGCCCGAGCCTCGCCCGCTTCCCGCACGGGATCGCCACGCAGGACGGCAAGGCCTGGGTCGTGCACGGGCCTTCGGGAGACGTCTGGCTGCGCCGCTACGACCTCGACACCGGCGCGGAGATCGGCCCGGCCTTCGAGGCGACGACGTCCGCCTTCACCACCACCCGCACCCGCTTCCGCGTGCCGCTGCGCGGCGACTGCCTGATCGTGCGCGTGCTCGGCCCGTTCGGCTTCCGGCGGTTCTTCGTCACGCCGCCGCAGGGCAGCCCGGCGGCGGTCTACTGCATCGACGCCGACACCATGACCTACGTGTTCGGCTCGTCCGCGAGCGGCGACGCGCGGATCATGGAGGCGCCCGCGAACGGGCTCCTTGCGGCGGGCGAGGAGCGCGAGGGCGCCTCCGACGTCTGGTATGCCGCGCCGGTCGCAGGCGGCGGCATCGAGCTCTGGCGCATCACGATCACGTATGGCGCGATCGGCGGATCGCAGATCGCCGGCGTGACCGCGACGCGGGTCGCGACCGTCACCACGGCGGCGCTGGGCCTGACCGGCGCCGGCACGCTCGGCATCACCAGCTTCGACTACGATCTCGACGACGGGACGCTGATCCTCGCCGCGCAGCCGAGCACGCCGATCGAGAGCTCAGTCTGCAAGCTGCGCGCGGACGGGTCCGTCGCCTGGGTGCGGTCGTTCTCGTCCTTCCTCAGCGCAGTCCGTTCCGGCGCGCGCTGTGTCTTCCGCGGCACCTGCGGCCTGCGCCGCGCCGGCATCGCCGAGGTCACGGTGCTCGACACCCGCACCGGCGCGACCTTGCAGGTGGTCGGCACATCGACCATGCCGACCTTCCCCGGCTTCGCCTGGGACGGCAGCATCAAGGCCGCGTTCTATTTCAGCCCCGGCACCTATCGCCGGCTCCTGACCCTGCGCCAGGGCAGCGAAGCCGTGCCGCTCTCGTCGATCACCGCGGCGCTGTGCGAACGTGCCGGGCTTGCCGCGGCCGACGTCAACGTCGCGGCGCTGACCGACAGCGTGCGCGGCTTCGTCGTCGCGCGGCCGATGGCGGCACGCCAAGCGCTCGAACCACTGGCAACCGCCTTCGCCTTCGATGCGGTCGAGCGCGACGACGCGCTGCTGTTCCGCAAGCGCGGCGGCGCGACGGTCGCGACGGTCGCGCATGGCGATCTGGTCCGCCGTGGCGACGGGCCGGCGACCGAAGAGCAGCGCGCGCAGGATGCCGAGCTCCCGCGCGCGGTCTCGGTCCGTCACATCGACCCCGAACGGGCCTACGAGGTCGGCACCCAGCGCTGGCAGCGGCCGCTTGCCCCGACCCCCACCATGGCCTCGGTGAGCGAGACCGTGCTCGACCTGCCGATCGTGCTCACACCTTCCGAGGGGAAGGCGGTCGCGCGCCGCGTCGTCACCGCCGCCTGGCGCGAGCGTACGCGGTTCAGCTTCAGCGGCACGACGCAGCATCTCCGCCTCGAACCGACCGACCCGGTGACGCTCACGCGCGCGGACGGGGCGCAGGCGCGCGCGCGGATCGTCTCGGCGCAGCTCGGCGCGGACTGGACGGTCGCGATCGAAGCGGTGGAGGAAGCGACCGGCGACTACGTCCTGCCCGCACTGGCGGACGGCGGCGCCGGCCGCGCGCCGGACGCCCTGCCGCTGCCCTACGCCGTGCGCGGCTTCGCGCCGAACCTGCCGCTGCTGGTGGACGCGGATGATCTCGCTCGCACCGGGCTGCGGTCCTATCTGCACGGCGGCGCGATGCGCGGGCAGGCGTGGCGCCGCGCCGACGTGTTCCGCTCGGCCGACGGCACGGTCTGGGAGACGGCCGGGGCGGTGATCGACCCCGCCGCCTGGGGCTCGGTCGTCTCCGCCGTGCCGGCGCCGGCGTCCTATTGGACGTGGGACAATGCGACCGCGCTCACGGTGCAGATGCAGACGGGCGCCGAGCGCATCGAGGGCGCGACCGACCTCGAGGTGCTGAACGTAGCGAACCTCGCCGCGCTGCTCGCCACGGACGGCCGCGTCGAGCTGATCCAGTTCGCGGTCGCGGATGCGCTGGGCGACGGCCGCTTCGTCCTCCGCCGCCTGTTGCGCGGCCGGCGCGGCACCGAGGATGCTGGCGCCTTCGCCACCGGCGCCACCTTCCTGCTGCTTGACGGCTCGATCCTGCGCGGGGCCTCGCCCACCGGCGCGCTCAACACCGTCGAGCGGTTCCGCTTCGTCGGCCTGTTCGCGTCGATCCAGACCGCGACCGAGGTGCGCCGGCTGATGATCGGCCGCGCCGAGCAGCCCTACGCGCCCGTGCACATCGCGGGCACGCGCGACGGATCGAACAACCTCACGGTCACCTGGGTGCGCCGGACGCGCGTCGGCGGCGAGCTGGTGGACCTTACTGACGCCGTGCCGCTGGCCGAGGAAACGGAGGCCTACGACGTGGACATCCGCAACCCGGCCGACACGGCCACGCTGCGCACCTTCGCCGGGCTCACGTCGCCGACCGTCACCTATACCGCGACGCAGCAAACCGCCGACGGGCTGACGCCGGGCGATCCGGTGCGCGTGCACATCTACCAGTTGAGCGCCCTGGTCGGGCGCGGCCGCCGAGGAGCCGCCGTCGTATGAGCACGCCCAATCTCGCCATCCCGCACGTTGCCGCCGCGCAGGCGCAAAAAGAGGTGACGATCAACGACGGCTTCGACGGGCTGGATCGGGCCGTCACCGACTTCCTGACCGTCAACCTCTCCTCCGGCGACGTGACGCTGACCGACGCGCAGTATCGCGGCCACCGCATCTTCCGCAGCCAGGGCGTGACGGTCGCGCGCACGCTCACCGTGCCCGCGATCCGCCGCGAGGTCGCGATCGACAATGCCGACGGCACCGCGGTGCTGACGGTTGCGCGCGGCGCGGGCTTCGTGGACATCCCGCCCGGCGCGGCGCTGGTGATCTACACGGACGGCACGACCAACGGCATCCGCCCGATCGGCGGCGTGGGGGGCGGCGGCGGGGCGGCCGATTTCCTCGACCTCTCCGACACGCCCTCATCCTATGCCGGCCACTCGCTCAAGCCGGTGCGGGTGAACGTCGGCGAGACCGGGCTTGAGTTCTTCACGCCCGGCCTCTCCGCCGGCAACTGGGCCGTGCCGTTCCGCGGCGCGCTGGTCCGCCGCACGTCCGACGCCACCGGCCTCACCTTCCCCTGGTTCGCCTCCTGGCAGACCGCAGTCTACGATACCGACTCGTTCTGGGACTCCGGCACGCCGACGCGGCTCACCATCCCGGCCGGCATCACGCGCGTGCGGCTGCACGGCTCGGTGCGCCTCGCCGATCAGCTTGCGGCGGGCTCCATCTTCCTGGCGCTGGCGCGGAACGGCACCTTCCCCGGCCCGTCGTCCTACCCGGGCACCGAGGCGTTGCACGTGCGGCACTCCGGCACGGGCTTCAACACCAATCAGGCGTTCTTCATCACGCCCGTGCTCAGCGTTTCGGCTGGTGACTACTTCGAGCTCCGCCTG